GATGTACTGATAACGTGTGAAAATGGGAAGATCAAGAAGACCAGAATAGTCCACTCTGATGAGCATGTGGCGACACTTAACGCGTTGTTTGAGTTAGCTAAATTGACTGGTTACACCATTATCAAACCAGACGGTACTATGCTATAATTACCCTGTTGGCCTGAACACCCAACACAATGTAATTCTGAACAATTGCTGCGCTAAAGGGGAACCCAATGGCGCAGTATTCATTTATCAAATCAGCAGGCGATGTATTAATCCCTGCATCTCCAGACGCCCGCGAGTTTGTGAAGAAAATTCGCCTGGGGGCAGTCCTTTACTCTGATTTTAAGCAGGCAAGAAACCCGGCATTTCACCGCAAATTTTTTGCCCTCCTGAATCTGGGATTTGATTACTGGCAACCTTCTGGCGGTGCAATATCGCCAGCCGATAAAAAACTGGTTCGTGGTTACGTGCAGCTGGTGGCCCACTATGCCGGGCACGGCGACACATTGCAGGAACTGGCGGATCAATATCTTCGCGATGAGTCGGAAAAACGCGCCGGGAATATCAGCGCTGTTAAATCATTCGAGGCGTTTCGTGCCTGGGTAACCATCGAAGCTGGTTTTTATAACGAATATCAGATGCCTGATGGCACCATCCGCAAAGAGCCAAAGTCCATATCGTTCGCCAAAATGGACGACCTTGAATTCTCCCAGCTTTATAAGTCAGTCCTCGACGTTCTCTGGAACTTCATTCTGTTCCGCACCTTCCCAACGCAGCAGGCAGCAGAAAACGCAGCCTCTCAGCTTTTCAGTTATGCGGCCTGAGGTCACCACCATGACTAAAGACGATAAAGACTGGCTGTCAGACGTAGCCGAATTGGGTTGCATTGTCTGTCGCAATCTCGGTTTCGGTTCCACTCCGGCAGAAATTCACCACATCCGAACCGGGCAGGGCGCCGGCCAGCGCGCAAATCACAAAAGAACCTTGCCTCTTTGCCCTGCACATCACCGCACTGGCGGTTTTGGCGTGGCAATTCATGCCGGACAAAAGACATGGGAGGGCAAATACGGTACCGAACTGGAGTTGCTCGATCAGGTGACGACTGAAGTGAAGGTATTGCGCCTATGTCGGGTTTAACCAGAAAAAAAATTGCGGTGCTTGAGCTTATTCGCACCTGTTCGGAAGGGGTAACGTCTGCCGAAGTGATGTATTCGCTCGGTATGTCACGCAGCACTGTATTTTTTATTTTGGACAGTCTGCTTAAAGACAATCTTATATTTCGCGCCCACAACGAAACAGGACGAAATTCACGTCGCATTTATTTCCCAACGGCAGAGCTGGCGGAGAAGTTTTCCGGAAACAAAATCCCTATGAGCAAACGTGAAAGCTTTTTCGACTCCTGCCGGCGCCACAGCAAAAACTACATGATCACTCTGCTCCTGCGGAGTGCACGACAACCACCGAAAGAGGAAAACCAATGAGTGAAGCTAAACCGCAGGACGGCAGCACTGTAAAAGGCTACCGCACATTAACCGCTAGCGACATAGAGCGCATGAACCGCCTTAAAGGCGTCAGCCGCCACTTCTGTAGTTTGCTTGATACTGAGCGAGGTGAATTGTTGGCTGTCCGTAATGGTCCGGCAATGCTAAGCGCTGAGCAGGCTCGGGAGATTGATGAAGCTATGCGCAGCCTGGCAATCGCCCGCACCAAAATGCAGGAAGCCTGTATGTGGGCATGCCGTGCAGTCGCCCGCCCTGATGCAGACTGCTAACAAATCCGGAGATCAAGAGGCCATTTCAGTTGTGGCCTCACTGCAAGCAGCATGAACGGAGAAACCAATGATCACCCTTAATGACGAAGAAGCCGAAAAACTCCTGGAGCTGATGAAAGCCCGCTTTCTTAAAGCGCACCTGAATACAGCCATGTATGGCGCAGCTGCTTACGCGAACGGCAATTCTGACCGTGTGATTTTACGCGCAGTAAAAAACGGTGACGCACCAGAACTGAAAATCCTGATGACCGCTATGGGCCTCATCCCTGAAGAGGAAGACAACAGTGAAAAAACTGCATGAGTTAGACACCAGTATTCAGGTGGAGATCGTCAAAAGTGCTGGCGCTGTCCTGGCTAAAAATTTTGGCTGGCCCGGCGGTTCGGACGGCACGCAGGCAGCTAAAGACATTGTCACATCTGTCGTGGATGCATTCCTGTCGCTTTACCCGGAAGAAAAACCACACGATGAAAAAATTGAAGAGCCAAAAAGCGATCCCGAAGAAATTCAACAGAAGCGGAAATACACCCGTCGTAACACGGAGTAATGAGATATGGCAGCGCCAAAGGGCAATAAATTCTGGCTGGCACGCAGCAAGCACGGGAGAAACCCAAAGTTCTCTGATCCTGAAAAGCTGTGGGATGCCTGCTGTGAATATTTCGACTGGGTGGAAAAACATCCTCTGTGGGAAACCAAAGCATTCAGTTTTCAGGGACAAATCACTAAAGCCAGACTCCCGAAAATGCGTGCTATGACGCTTAGCGGCTTGTTTCTGTTCCTCGATATCGACAGAAAAACGTGGGAAGCATACGCGAAGAAAAAAGATTTACTCCCGATCACTACGCGAGTGGAAAGCCTCATCTATGAGCAGAAATTTTCCGGCGCTGCCGCTGATCTGCTTAACGCCAACATCATTGCCCGCGAACTTGGGCTGGTGGAGAAAAAATCTGTTGAGGGTGATCTGGAAATGACCGTCAAGGTTAAGCACTTCAACGAAAAAGAATAGCCAGGTGTTTTTATTGCCTGGTTAATCGGTTGAGTGAGGAAAATCCCGGCATTTTATCCAGAAAAGTGAATAGGACGTGAATAAATGGCAGAAATTATCCTCCCCGCGAACAACTGGACACCACGCCCTCATCAGCGCCGGGCATGGGCTGAAATTCAGGGTGGAAAAAAAAGGGCTGCGCTGTGTTGGCCGCGCCGTTACGGGAAAGACGATTTCAGTCTGCACATGACAGCATGTAAGGCATTCGAGCGTGTCGGGAACTATGCCCACTGCCTGCCGCAGGCGAACCAGGTAAGGAAGGCTATCTGGAAGGCGGTTAACCCGAGAACCGGGCGTCTGCGTATCGATGAGGCTTTTCCTCATGAACTGAGAAGAAAAACGCTCGATAACGAGATGATGATCGAGTTCATCAACGGTTCCACCTGGCAGGCAGTCGGCAGCGACAACTATGGCGCGCTAATTGGTTCCGGTCATGTGGGGATTGTTTTCTCAGAATGGGCACTAAGTAACCCCTCTGCGTGGGCATTTTTGCGACCGATACTGGCTGATAACGGCGG